TATAGTTAGAGTCGATTGCCGAATCTTCCAAATTAACAACCGCTTCCTCAGGTAAGATTAAATTATCAGAAATTACTGTTGAATTCTGTAACAAATCAAAGTCAGGAGTAGTTGTGATGTAGATAGAGTCAGCTCTATTAAACTCAACCATGTTAATTGTTGCATTAACTAATTCGTAGTTATTAACATAATCAATACCAGGTGTAACCAACACGTTAATGTTTGTCACCTCAGGATTTGAGAATGTTTGAATACCTAACAAATATGCGTAGTAATCAGTATTTGCCCAATCTGTTGAGTTTTGGTCAATTGTAATTCTTCTAAATGAACCCCAACCTGTTGCATTTGTGTATGGTGTACAAGGAGCGGCACCTGCCAAATAACCAGTTCCACCTAATGTGAAATCATCGTTATTTGTTCTGTATTCTCTATAAATGTCCCATCCATCAAAACCACCATAAAACGCCATACTAAACTTACGAGAATATAAGTAGTAATATGTGTCAGTTTTTAAAGTTGGTTCAGAAGTAAATGAACCGGCTCCGACATCAAATGCTGTTTCACCACTTGTTAAGTAATTACTTGCAATATTGATAACAGTCGCACCTGAATCCATGTGGAAACCTTTTGTTAAATAATTCCAAGAACTAAAATCTGCCTCATCTAATGTACAACTATCAAAACCTGTAATTAAATTTTGTTTCCCTTTGTATTGTAAGAAATCACTATCATATCCAAGTTTTGTAGAAAAACCTAAATAAGTTCTTCTTACATTATCACCTGTTGATATTACTTTATTATCAACACCAACACTTGTACCAAATGGAGGGTTCCAAATTACTTCACCAGGGTACTCATAACTTGTCTTATATACAGGGAATGGTGGGTGAATGTTTGCTGAAGTTGCATCATAAGTTCTTGTAATATAACCATTAAATCCACAAGGAAGAGCATCGTATGGTGCTTCGTAATTCATTTCTAACATTACATAACGAGAGTTGATTGCAAAATCTCCGTCAGATGTTCCAATTCTCTTAGCAATATAACTATTTAAATCAGGATTCATTGTACAGTTAGTAAACTTCTCTAAAACAACAGGGTTAGCATCTGTATCATAAAAATCTCTAATAACTACGTCAAAAGTTAAGTTATTAAAAGACATGTTTTGAATTGATACTTTGATTTCTGTATTAGCCGCAGTTCCGTCAGAGATTGAAATGAATCTAAATAGATTATAAACTTTTGTACCTCTTAATTCTGAAACAACATAAGGAGTTGTTGGTGTTCGGTATCTTTCTAAGTAGTTACCTAATGATGTTGCCGTTTCATTTTCAGCAGAGTCTAAGGAAGTTAAAGAAGTGTTTAGACCTCTAATATAACCTTTGTTATAACCCCATGTTAGTAATGTATCATAAGATTCTTCAACAAACAATGGAACAACAGTTCTATCCTTTTCAAAATTATCTTGACCAAATACTTTGTTAATATAATTGGCATTTGCAGATTCAAATGACGCTTCAAAACTAAATGCTGATGAGTCATATTGTGTCCCACTAATTAAGAATGTTGAGTATGGATTTGTTGTTGCCGCACTGTATGTTCCTGTAACAGTTAATGAAACATCAGATGTTCCTGTAACTTGGTATTTTGGACCATGCTGAGATGAACTATAATTTGTAATACCTCTTGACCTTAAAGTTGCAAGTACTAAATTGTGGTATTCTGTGTATGTTATACCTGTAAATAATTGCACCCCTATTGAGGCGGCACTACCGTTATTTAAATAAGCCGGGTCCGTATAGTTATTTGTAAAGGAAACGTTATTTTGTAGAATGATAAATGAAAATCCTGAGTAGTTATCTGTACCTGGAATTGGGTCAAACGATGAATAAAACCAAGAATCGTTTAGTCCATCGCAATAATTTATTGATGATGTGTTCAAAGAATCTAATCCAAAAACATTTGTTTGACCTGTATATCCCGAATAGGTTGAATATTGAGAAGGAGGTATTGCCCCAAAATAAATTACATTATCATTGTAAGTATTTGCAGGTAACGTACCTGTTGACATATTCTTGTAAAAAGTATTCCACAAGAAATTCTTAATCTCTTGTCTATACGTTGATGTGGTTCCGTCATATTTTACAAACTGAGAATCTAATTTAGATGCGACGTAAGGAAAATTACCATTAATATCGTTACCCCAGTCAAATAAGACATCATTTGCAGTACCTCCATCTGCTAAAGGTAAAAACGCAACATTTATATTCGCCGCGGTAGACCAAGAAGAAGTACTATCTAAACCAACAGTTGAGCAGTTAACATTTGCCACAGAAGTTACAGACCAAGAAGGACCTGCATCATAACCAGACAATCCTAATACCCTAGTTACAAATAATTGATTTGATTGTTGTAAATATGATTTTGCAATATATGCAGATTCATATTTTGGTATTTGGGTGTTTACAAATTTTTCAGGATTTGTACCACCAAAATAAGATGTGAACTCATCGTAACTTGTCACAAAAATTGGTTCGAACGCAGGACCTTTAAGAGTTTCCCCAACAAGACCTAAGGTTGTTACACCAACACTTTGTGAAACGAATGATAAGTCACGCTCCGAAGTGTATACTCCGGGAGAGACGAATACTTTGTTTGCACTTGCCATTTTTTTAAATAATTTTTTTTATCGTTTTATTTTCAAATAAATATTGTGAAAAACCTTAAAAACTTTACTTTACAAAAACTATTTATAATATGGTATGATAATTTTCATACTTTTTTCTACCTATGAAAATTAAGAATTTAAAGATATCAGTCGAAGTTCATGGTCTACTTAAAAAGTATTGTGACCAAAAAGGATTAAAGATTAATAAATTTGTCGAGAAATTAATTGAGGAAAACTGTAAAATTAAAAAAGATATTTACGGTGAAAATTAAACTAAAATTGTTTTTAATTTAATTTTTGAGGTTTCATCTGAGTTCGTTTTAGTAATAACAAACCTTACAGAGTCCCCATCATTAATTTGTAACACAGAAGTTAATGATGAAAAAATATCCTCTCCAAAATACAATCCGTTTAAATATACCTGATAGGTATCAACATTTGTGAGTCCATCCAAATATAAGTTACAAGTAAATTGAAAATCTTTTGTTTTATCTGTTTCTGTTGTAGAGTACTCTATAATTGTTTCTAATAAATCCGTATTTTCAAACCTGTCATTTCTTTTTGGTCTTTTAAATTTTTGAGTTTCAGTCGATAAAAATGTAATTGCTCGACTAATGGCCGGTTTAACTTCAAATTCATTTTCATCCATTAAAAATCCTTGTAATGTAAAGTTATATGTTTGAATATAATATTTTCTTTTTTCCATCTCCATTACAGATTCGTCCGCAATGTCATCTAAAATAATTGGAATATAATGTCCTTTAATTTGAGTATACGCTTGTCTCGATGCAAAAGTTTCAATAACATTTTTATTAAAAATGTTTAGTTCCCTCATTCTGTTACAAATGATTTTAACACTATATTTAATATCCACAGGGACTGGTTGTGGAATAGTATAAATGTCATAACCTTTTCTTCCATCATTAAAATTTGGAACTGCCGCATAAAAATACTGTTTTCTATTTGGTATATTGTATTTTAAAGATGGTAGGGAACCGTATTTAACCTCAGGACTTCTTACCGTAGTAATTACAGGAGGTTCAACATTTTTATCTAAATTTGAGAAGTTCCATGTTTGAGTAAACTGAGACCAATTTTGAGTTGTTAAAATTATATCAACAATAGGTATTACTTTACCTTCTGAAACAGTTCTTAAATTATTTTTCACAAAATCTAAAAATCCTCTATCCAAATCTTCATGTAATAATGATTTAGGTAAATAAGTTCCTTTATCGTTAATTTTATCTAACAATTCAACACGTCTATCGTATCCTGTTTTCACAGGAGATAAATCCAAAGTCTTTTTTATTTTTTTAGGTAATGCCATTATAATCCTCTAAATTCATTCTCTGTCACAATTGATGCAATAATTGTTCTATAAAAAGGTTTGTATCCCCCATAGGTATGTTTGTTATCACTTACAACACGACCATCATTATTAACAGTATAATATCTAACTCTTGTTTCAGTTTCGTAATACGCAATGTAGTCGCCAAACTCAATATCAATCCCAAGTTCATCCAAATGTGATTGATAAACAGATACTTGTAAGTTACCAGGTTCCATTTGGTCTAATTTTGATGTCCCCAAATTTTTATTTTCAGGAGCCATTACCTTAACATATCCCTTAAACTCAACAGGTGGATGAAATTTAATTCCGTCTTTAACTGCTTCACCATATACGTCGTCAGTATTTGTCTTTTGTCTATCTACTTTATACAACACCAAAGTAAAATTCATATCGCCTTCTAGCCACTCCCTTCCTATAGATACATCCAAAGCAAAGTCTTCTCCTCCAAAAAATTTCCCTAATCTAGTTATTGGTACATTACGCTGTGACATATTGATAAATATCTATTTTTTGTTTATTATTATTTGTTATTGTATTAGTAAATATGAACATTAGTATTGAGCAACAGGCTATTTCTATTTTGGAGACCTATAATGGCTCAAATAATTATATTTTAAAAATTAAAAAACAGTGTGAGACTAATAAAAAACATGTCCCCACAAGAGCTCAATGTGAATATGTTATTCACTATCATACAGTAAATCCAAAAGTTGCCAAGAAATGGGTTCCAATTGATTCTTACTTTTCAACCAAACTTGTTGAAGATAACCCTTTCATTAAAGAACCTGATAAAATCTATATTGAAAAACTTTTAGTTGAGAAGGATAAGTCTTACCATATTTGGGGTAAAGTTTTTAGTGGCGATACCATTCACGATTTTTGGGTTCCGAAAGCGGCTGTCATTAAAGAATATAAAGAAAATGAGGTAAGTGTTGATTACTCAAAATATGAAAACCGTCCTCCATTATCACACCAAAAAGAAGCAATTGAGAAGTTGTTAAAAAATGATAAATTTATTTTGGCCGATGATATGGGATTGGGGAAGACGACCTCGACAATTATTGCATCGTTAGAAAGTGGAGCTAAAAAAGTTTTAATTATTTGTCCAGCATCTTTAAAGATAAATTGGGAAAGGGAAATTAGAAATTATACAGATAAATCAATCTATATCTGTGAAGGTAAAAAATATGAAGAAGCCGATTACATTATCACAAACTACGATATTCTAAAAAACTTCCACGACCCAAAAGAAAAAGACAATTCATTAATTTTAAAATCAAAATTTGATTTGGTGATTATTGATGAGGCACACTACGTTTCAAATGCTCAGGCTCAAAGAACAAAAATCATAATGGATTTAACCAAAGAGATAAAAAAACTTTGGTTATTAACGGGAACTCCGATGACTTCTCGTCCTATGAATTATTATAACATTTTGAAATTGATTGATAGTCCCGTAAGTCAAAATTGGATGGCTTATGCAATTCGTTATTGTGGGGGGTATCAGTTTAGAGTTGGGAATAAAAAAGTATGGAATGTTACAGGGGCTTCTAATTTGGAAGAACTTAGAGAAAGAACTTCTCGTCAAATTTTAAGAAGATTAAAAACTGATGTTTTAGATTTACCTGAAAAAATAATTACCCCCGTTTATCTTCGATTGAAATCAAAATTATACGAAGAATTAATGGGTGAGTATTATGATTGGTATAATAATCGTACTGACGAATCAAAACCATTATCAATTCAATTTACAAAACTGACAAAAGTTAGACAGGTAATTGCCGAGGAAAAAATTAAAACTACGATTGAACTTGCTGAGAATATTATTGAACAAGGTAAAAAAGTTATCATTTTCAGTAATTTCACCGACCCAATTAAAAAGATTTACGAGCACTTTGGAAAAAGTGCAGTTTATTTGGATGGGTCAACTTCAAAACCTGCAAGACAGGATGCTGTGGATAAATTCCAAACAAGTGATAAAATAAAAGTTTTTTGTGGTAATTTAAAAGCTGCGGGTGTTGGTTTAACTCTTACA